CCTTGCCGCCCCTGACACTTGAGCAAGTCGAGCGCGCACTGCCGCAGTGGCGCACCGTGCAGGGTGGCCCAGTCGGTTTTGTCGTGGTGAACCCCGAGACCTTCCGCCTCACCCCCGTGCCGGATGTGGCTGGCACCCTGACCGCCACCGTGGCGTATGCCCCGACCCGCACGGGCGGGGTCGTCCCCGACGCGATCTACGACCAGCACTTTGAGGTCATCAAGCACGGCACGCTCTCGCGACTCAAAGCCATGATGGGGCACGCGTTCTACGACCCGCAGGCGGCGATCTACTACACCGGGCGGTTCAACGCAGGGGTGAATGCGGCAGCGGTCGAGCGCAACAAGGGGTTCTCCCGAGCCAATCTGCGGGTTGAGCCCCGCGCTTTTGTTTGAGGTAGCGCATGGCCGCAACCCAAGTCAACGACGTCGTGACCCGCGTGGGTCAACTGCTCCAGGACACGACGCACATCCGCTGGCCGCTGGTCGAAAAGCTCCGGTACATCACTGACGCGGCACGGGAGGTCTGCTTCTTCAAACCCGACGCCTGCGTCAAGACGACCGTGGTGAATCTGGTTGCCGGGACCAAGCAGGGCATCCCTGCGGACGGCGCGACCTTTATCGACATCGTGCGCAACATGGGTGTGGGTGGTGCAACACCGGGCGCAGCCCCGCGAGCCGTGACCCGCGAGCTTCTGGACGCCCAGCTCCCCGGCTGGCACGCCTCCACGGCGAGCGCCGAGGTCAAGCATTACACGTTCGACCCGCAGAACCAGAAGGTGTTCTACGTCTATCCGCCTCAGCCGTCGAGCGGCATGGGCTCGCTGGAGGTGGCGTATTCGGCCGAACCCAGCAATGCAACAGAGGGTGGCACGCTCGACCTGGACAGCACCTGGGTGCCAGCGATCGTCAACTACACGCTGTACCGCTGCTACTCGAAGGATGCCGAATACGCCGCAAACGCACAGCTTGCGGTGGCGTACTACCAAGCCTTCAACGCGCAGATGACCGCGCGCACGGCCGCAGAGCAAGCCGCGGACGTGAACCGCAACAGCGCGGGCACGAACCCCAACGTAAGGGGCTGACACATGAACAGTGTCCATACCCCGGTAGAGCCAGATCGCCGCCACTGGCACCTCGACAAGACGCTCAACGTTTCGCACCTACTCACCACGCTGGTGATCGCAGGAAGTCTCTTCGCCTACGCGAACAACATGGACCGGCGCGTAGCGATTCTCGAAGAGAAAATGCAGGTGCAGGCAGCAGAGAACCAGCGCAGTCAGACCGAAGTGAAAGAGCTGGCGAGTGATGTGAAGCATGAGCTGCGCCTGTTGCGCACCGAGCTTTTGCGCCTGATGGCAACAAAACCCACCACAGCACCATGAACTGCCTGACCCGCTCCCTCGATCTGCTGCATGAGAAGGGCGGTTGGTTTGCTGCGCGGGCGAGCGTCCATTCTGGATGGGGTATGCACGCCATTCACATCGACCGTGACGGACGGGTGACGAGCTATGTTCCGCCCGAGCCGCTACTGCACCCTGTGCTTTCGCTGTCGGGTTTTGATGGGGATGACCGGCACGGGGACTACCCGCGCAACGCCCGTCCTGCACCGCTAAAGATGATCGTTGTGAGCGCATGGGTTCTTGCCATCGGCGCGACGCTATGGGCAGTTAAGCGCGCGATCTGGAGGCGCACATGATCTATCTCTGTTCCTACGTCGGGGACGGCACGGTCGGCAATGCCGTGATCCGCGCATGGACCGGGCGCAAGGAGTCGCACTCCGAGCTGCTGTTAGGCGACACAACCTTTGCGTCGACCGTCCGTGACGGCGGCGTACCGAACCCGGAACTCTACAACCCCGGAACGCTGCGCGACCTGAATCGCTATTTGAACGAGGTGGTGCGATGAACTTCGACAAGGCATTCGACCGCCTGCTCGGCCACGAGGGTGGTTTTGTGGATCACCCGCGCGACCCTGGAGGCGCCACCCGGTGGGGCATTACGCAGCGCGTCGCTCGTGCCCACGGCTACGTTGGCGACATGCGCTCCTTCCCTGTTACTGATGCGAAGCGTATTGCCCGCACGGACTATTGGGACGCTGTGCGCGCCGACGAAATGCCTGACGCGGTGCGGTTCGACCTCTTTGATGCAGCCTACAACTCCGGCTCAACGCAGGCGATCAAGTGGCTGCAACGCGCGGCCGGCGCCAGTGACGACGGGATCATTGGACCAAAAACCATTGCCGCGGTGCGTATGGCGGACCCGAATTTGCTCTCCAAGCGTTTCAACGGCCACCGGCTGCGCTTTATGACTGACCTAAAGGCGTGGGGCAGCTTTGGCAAGGGCTGGGCGCGGCGCATCGCGGACAACCTGTTGGGTGCGTGATGACTTCAGACCTTCCGATGTGTTGCCGGTCTTGCGCGCACAAGCAAAGCCAATACCTCTACCCGAGCTGGAGCCATCGGTGCGTAAAGATGAAACCCATGATCGACGGGTGCCGATGGAAGACCGCACACCGCACACAGGAGATGCGCAATGAACGCAAAGATTACTGACATGGCCGCATGGAAGTCTGAACATTTCAAGCCGATCAACGATGCGTGCCGCTGGAGCGAGGCGGTTGAATCCGTGATGACAACGAACCTGCGCATCGTGTTCGCGTGGCAGCGGACGTGGTTGCGTGCATGGGGGCTGTAATGGATTGGAAAACCCTTGGTCGTTCTGTAGCGGCGGCTGCGCCTGCGCTTGGTGTTGCGCTTGGCGGGCCTGCTGGCGGAGCGATTGGTTCGCTCGTCGCCTCCGCTTTTGGTGCCGAAGCGACGCCGGATGCGGTTTCTCGGGCAGTGTTGGCAGACCCGGAGGCTACTGTAAAGCTGCGAGAGATTGAGCTGAAGCACGCGGAGGTACTTGCAAGCCTCGCAGTGCAGCGTGCAGAGATGGAGATTGCTGACGCACAACAGGCGCGCGTTGTTCATCAAGGGCACTGGATGCCGTGGGTGCTGACGATCGTGCTGGCGGTGATGGTGGCGTCGATGGGCGTGGGACTGTTCGTGCTCGATACCCCGGCTGAAAACCGCGAAGTGGTGTATCTGCTGGCCGGTCAGTTGCTGGGGGCGTTTGCCACGGCGATTGCGTACTGGCTGGGTTCGAGTCGTGGGTCGGCGGAAAAACAACGGGTTTTGGAGGGACGATGACCATCCTGAAAATCAACGCCTTCACCGGAATGATCCCGCGCCTGCCGCCCGAGCGCCTTCCTGACGGCGCGGCCGAGTACGCGAAAAACTGCGACTTCTCCTACGGCGAGCTGCGCAGCCTGAAGGGGCCGGGAACGAAGTTCTCAACCACGCAGGCGGTTCGTAGTCTTTTCACGCCCGATGGAACGAACTACTTCACTTGGCCGACACCAACGCGCGCATACCTTGCGCCGACGATTGATGATGCGTGGGGTCGCGTCTATTTCAACACCGAAGGACAAGGCTTGCGCGTAGCGCAGCGCAGCACCATGAAGCTGCCAACCAACAACCCAGGCCCGCCCGGCGTGTCGTACAAGGTCGGTGTGAGAAAGCCCGACACGGGCGGCTATGCGATTTCGCGCAGCAACGAGGACACGACGCTCTACGCGCAGATCATCAATCTGGATGGCTCTGTGCTTCGGCAGGTTGATGTGACGGGCGCGCTGACTCCGATAACGATGTGGGAGCAGTATTCGGTCACGGTTCCGCCGAGCATCTTCGACAACCTGGACGACGGAACGCCGCGCACGCCGGACGTGGGTGGTTGGCTGCTGGGCTCTGTTACCGCGCAAGCCACCTATGGCGGCGTCTCAGAGTCCTTGCTTGGAGGCGCATGGTGGATCAACGACCAGGGACACATCAAGGCGCAAAAGGCCGATCAGAGCACTGTGACTTACACGAACGTGGATCGAATCGTCTACAACGGCGTGACCTACGAACCGTCGTCGGGCCTTTTTGCGGCGCTGACGGGCGGTGTGGCTCGACAGTCTTTCATCCAGTTTTGGGTAAATATCGTTTTCCAGAACACCGGCAAGGTGTTCTACAACGGAAGGATTCCGCACGCGGAAAGCTCGACCCCAGGCACCTATATCCTGTCCGTGCCGGATTCCGTCTCGGGTGACATCTACACCATCGCCTGCTGTGCGACCGTGGTCAACGAGATCGGGGAAGAGTCCGCGCCCGATGGCCCGGTACTGGTGGAGTGGCGCGACAACGGCACGCAAACGCTCGAATTGAGTCTGGATTACACGCCCGACCCCGATCAAATCCCGGTGCTCTACAGCGGCGCTGGAGTGAATTTCTATCGCACCTACGGCAATACGCCGGAATACTTCCTGATCAACGAGACGCCGATACCGCTGACGTACAAGAGCCCTGGCGTCTATACGGCGGCCCTGACGGACGACTCCCGCGCGCCGAAGACCACGACCGCGCTGCAAAGCGAGGAATGGGACGAACCGACCTCGGGCCTGAAGTTCCTGACCTACGCGGGCAATGGTTCGTTCTGCGCTGCGGTGGGCAAAGACCTGTGCTTCTCGGAGCCGTTCCGACCCCATGCGTGGCCGTATCGCATGATGTTCCCGCAGGAGATCACCGGCATCATCGAGGTCGAGGGCGGCGTCCTGGTGACGACGACGCTGAACCCGTACTTCGTCTATGGCTCTCACCCTGCGCAGTTGACGCAGCAAGCCCTTAACGCCGAGCAGGCAGGGGTAGGGTATCGGGCAATGGCGCGACTCGAAGGCGCGGCGATCTACGCCAGCAATGACGGGCTCGTGCGCGTAGCTGGAGGTCAGGCCAGCGTGAAGGACAGCCGGCAGCTTTTCACGCGCGAGGTGTGGCGCAACAAGTACAAGACCCTGTTCAGTCACATGGTGTTGTCTGCATGGGACGGCAAGCTGATCGGGATCATTGACGGCAACGTGGGCGAAAACGCGGCGATCTTCAACCTGGAAGAGGGCGCGGCGTCCAATACGGTGCTCGTGATCCCAGGCGAAACCATCACAGGCATCGGCATTTCCTCAACGACCGATCAGGTTGGGCTGCTGTACGCGAACGGATTTGCGGAGTTCGGCGTCGGGTCGCCGTTGGCGCTGGATTGGAAAAGCAAGATCTATGAATCCCCGCTGCCTGTGTCTTTCGCGGCGTGCATCGTGCGCCACGACGGAACGTTCTCGGTGCAGTTCTGTCGAGACGGCGCGTTGATCCACACACAGGCTGTGTCGGGCGCAACAGAAACCGCGTTCCGGCTCCCTGCTGTGGGTAGCGGGAAACGTTGGCAAGTACGGATAACCGGAACCGGCACCATCAAGTCGCTGGAGATGGGAGCATCGTTTGCGGAGTTGAAGAATGGCTAAACTCGTCACCCCTCATGTTCCCGGCGTCGGCCCCACCTCGGGCATTCAGGATGCCGCAACGCGGCAGGCGCTGCGCCCGATCATGGATGCACACAACACCCGCAATGGAGCTGGGGAGCAAGGATTCGTTACGCGTGACGAACTCCGGCGGGTCGTTGAAGTTTTGAAGTCAGACATGGCGACGGTCAAGGTCACGCCGGAAGTGCTTGACGCCATGGGTGTTCCGCTCAAGCAGAACGTCAAGACCTACACAGTGACGGACCTCAAGCGCGACTTGGCTAATGGTATCGAGTCGATCCTTGCGTCTGCGGGTCCAGACTTCCGCCTGTGGGTAGATAACACCGGGGCGAAGATCGAGATCGGCCACAAGGATCTTGTGTATGCGGGCTACTCCGCAGTAGCAGACACGACGAACACGCGGCTGCCGGGGCTGGCGATCACCGCAGGCGGCATTGCGATGGGCTACAACGACGTCGACGGCCAGTGGGTCGATGCGGTGGCGATTGAGGCGGCAACCGGGAATGCGTCTTTTGCCGGAACGGTCAATGCGCTGTATGGGAATTTTGCGGAAGGCATCACCATCGGCACGACCGGCGTCACGCTGGGTGATCTCGCAGCAGGCAGCTACACCACGGACGACCTCAAGGCCGATCTTGCGACTGGGGTAGAGGGCGTCCTTGCAGGCTTGGGCATGAACTACCGCATGGTGCTTGACGCGAACGGTGCGTTCTTCAAGCACAAAGACGCCGTGTATGGCGGCACGGCCACGCCGGCCAACGGACTCACGGCGGTCGCCGTCACCGCCTCGGGCGTGGCGATGGGGTACAACCATCCGACGACTGGCGCATGGACAAACGCTGTCGCCATCTCTGCGACGGGCGACGTAACGATTGCAGGGACGCTCAAGGCCAGCTCGGTCATCGAGGCCAGCGCGACGATTCAGGGCTACGGCACGATCGGCGGGATTGCGGCGGACGCAAACAGCGCGGCCTCTGATGCTTCGTGGGCTGTATCTCAGGTGTCAGGCAAGCTGTCAGCGAGCACCAGTTATGTACTTACCGGCGCGGTGACGGTCCAAGATACGGGCGGCGTCAAAGCGGGCAGTATCGCGTGGAACAGCACTACCGGCGAGGTCACAGGCGGCTCTGGTGTGGTGCTCACCGAGTACGGCCTGATCGGGGCAAAGAATGGCGTTCCGACCTTCACTGTAACGAACGCGGGGGATGCGA